AAGAAGCTGGTGGCCGCACCGACGACCAAGGCCTTGGCCTTGCCCTCGATGTAGCGTGCCATCATCTCGGTGCCCCCCTTCACCACCGGGCTAGCGGCGTCCTGCAGCCTGACGGCGAGGTCGGCCGCCAAGCGCTCACCCTTGGTAGAGGGCGCCTTGGTGGCAATGGTGGAGGGGATCCCGGTAATGGGCTTGAGAGTGATCTCATAGTGGCAGATCACCTGGAACTCACACAGGATGGAACTCGCAGTTCCGTTGGCCTGGATGAGGATGGACTGCCAGTCCTCTTGCGCCACGTAAGACGTAGCACAGTCCTGGAAGTTCCGGGAGGTTGACTTCACAGGCCTCGAGGTCCACGACATCCCCGCCCTGCGATCGCCGTAGTAGCGGTCAGTGCCGGTCGGGGTACCGTTTGAGTAGGTGGTGCCTACGGGGGCGGTTCCGGCAAAGCAGGAGGAGATGAGGCTTCCGCCATTGGCGGTGGCGGCGGCCACGTCCCACACGGTGATACCGGCGGAGACGAGGCGGACGCTCTCAGAGTTTCCGACCACTGCCGTCAATTCAGCAGTGAGCTCCGCGGAGGGGGCTGCAACAACTGGAAAGTCGGTGGTGGCGGCGTACGTCTGGAGAGTGAACGTGGACCATTGAGAGGGGCAGAACAACACATAGCCCCAGCCTTGGGTGCCAGAGCTCAAGTAGCCCCGCCTAGTGGCGCTGTAAGTGACCGTGGGCCCGGAGGACTCCGACGGCCACTTTGCGCCTTCAGCGTGGGTGCAGAATGGGTCCGTGAGGGCGCACACTTGGTGCGCGAGCTTTGCGGTGGCCTGAGCCTTGGCGCTGTTAGGCGCCGGGCTCGAAGGCTTGGGCTTGGCGGCGGATCTCTTCTTCTTGGCGGCTGCAACAGCCTTGACCGGTTTGGCCTTGGGCATGGTGCGTGACTGAGGAACGTATGTGAAGTGATTTTTCTGCCCTCCCCCCTGGGGCAGATCGACGGTGTCGAGTTTGTAGTGTGCGACAACCTTGTCAAACGCAGCGCGAAGCCGCGGAGGTGCGTCGAGCAGTTCGTTTCGAACGCTCAAGACGCCCTCTGGGTTGACAGCACGGGCGGTAAGGGCCTTGTACAACGCCTTTTGGACGTTGCCCTCGTTGAGGTAAC